GACGTCCTAAGTGTAGCGTTAGTTATGTCGAGGTAGCCTGTGGGTGAATAGATCGGCATCTCGTCTAGTATTTGTGTAGGTTTTTTCTTACAAAGTGGAACTCAATTTGTAAGAAGTTTGTTTATGGGCTTGGAACGACCGGCCAAACAGGGTTCGCTGGATCTTCGGTTGTGGAGGGAAGCTCGCGGAGGGCTTGGCGGTAGTCTAGCCATGCTTGTCTAATTTCAGGGCTAGAGTGTGGCCAATCGGGGATGGCATACCGATCGGTTTGTTCGAGAAGGGTGTTCCGCTTGGTGCGGAGTTCCTTGAGGGGTCGTTCGTTATTAATTTTTTCACATTCTAATACGAGTTCTCCCCTCTCTGGCTTAGAAACAGTTTCATCATACCATACCAATCCATCATAATCTACACCATGTAATTCCCACTTACATGCCGGGTATAATCGCTGTAAAGCTGGTACTAAGTCCATATACTATCAGTAAATATAATTTACTGTGCAATTTCTACTGCACTTTTATATGAAACCATATTTTCAACATAGGCAGACCCTGTACCACTTTGTGACCTATTTAAATAAAATGGTTGCGAACCAACATACGTAGTGTGACTAAGTAGTTTATATGTGACGGTACCCGTAGTATTAGGTGTATCAACCCACGCAATGGTAATATTAGCCGGCGTATTGGCAGTTTGTGCGTCATAAGGACTAACGGCTATAGTATTCCAGGTGGAACTGGAACTTGTATTTTTATTATATCCGATAAGGATCGAGTCCCTGTATATTCTAAACCCGCTATGCTCAGTGGCTTCGTAGTTGATGGTCCATTGTAATTGGATTTTGGAATTACCAAACTTTGGTGTAATCTGTATCTCTAAAGGGGTTAAATAATACTCAGCGGCACTAGCATACACTACCATATCATGTACTGTATATGAAATACACTGTACGGGTAAACCCGGTGAATACAAAGGTGCCGCGATGTGAAGGGGTTGGGGGTTCGCCACACTCCCATTGCGACCCATATCGTAGAGGGTCTTGACCTCTTCGGCGGTGAGGGCTGTGTCGTAGAGTTTGAAGTTGGAGATGGAGCCGTCAAAATATTCAGAAGTTGGACTGGCAGCACCTATTATAAATTCTTTACTCGTTCCGGTTAAATTAATAGTTGCCGTATCGGTGGCTATTTGTACACCATCTAAGTATAATCTACGAGTACCACCATCGTATGTGCCACAGATATGTATCCAATTACCTTCAGTTGGAATTGTACTGGAAATTAAATTATTACCGTATGTTGTAAACGCTATTTTTCCGTCATTAGCAGTCCCACCTACCTGCCCCGCAAGATATAAACCCGCTGAGTTACCACTGGAATTATCCCCCATCTTGATCAGGCCCCGCCAATTATTCCCGACCGCATCCGGATTTACCCAAATTGACATCGTATAAGCATTTATTCCGTCTATGAAGTTTGCATCATGTTCAATATAATCATTCGTCCCATCAAAGTCAAAAGCTTTCGCACTCGCATCATACGACGCACCATAGAACACCCCATCATTCCCCCTCCCTGACGTATCCCTAACAGCCCCCTCGAAGGTGGGGTTGGTCGAGGTATTATATTCCACCACGAGCCGGTCCCGACGGGGTGTATCGTCAGCATCTAGGGCCGGCCCAATGCGGGGAACTGTGAGGTTCTTGGTGAGGGTCAGTTGGCCATCGTGGAGGACGGATTGACCCTGCTCACGGGTGCCGAAGAGTTTCCATTGAAACAGTGTGACATAAGGCTGACTGTACACGGATGTGATCACTAATCTAAATGTATCAAATGCATTTGACGTGTCAACACCCTTAAAATAAACAGGATTGTATGCGTCTACACTAGCGACACTCGAACCACTCCACGAAAATATGTTAGTCCATGTATCGTTGTTTGTATTTTTAGCCATAATAACACCAGATTTAGACCATCTATCAAGCAAAGTTGGAGATGGTTGTATGATAAACTCTTGAAGTTTGATTTTATATGGAAGTTTCAATTCGATGTAATCTCCTCCATATCCACCTGTTGTATGTGTTCCCTCGTAAGTAGTGTTGGTTCCGGTATATGAACTACCACCGGTCCAATTTGTACTTCCTTTATCGAAATTTTTCCATGCTTCATCACCACTTGCATTTCCGGCTATAGTCTTGGAATATTCTTCACTCGCACTCGCACAAAACTCCCCGTGCCCCTCAAAGTAGGTCTTGTAGCCACTCATAGCCCTAGGAGGAAACTCTTCCAAGTTGTGGGGTTCGTCGAGGACCGCCAACCTTCCTTCTGGTTCCGTGGTCCCTATGCCTAGGCGACCCTTGTGGAGGGTCACGGAGTTTTTAACTCCGCGGAAGGTGTCCTTTTGGGCATCCCAAATCTCGAGGGCTTGGTCCTCCCCCACAAACTTATCGTAGACCCTAAAGTTGGCCACCTTATCGATGTTCCCACCACCGATCTGGATGGGGACCGGGGTGGCCTCTTCTGTGCCGTAGAGCTGAAATTGGTAGATTACCGGAAGAGTTTGATTTGTCACTTTTCTGACTACCAACCTGTGATATTTATAAAATCCTGTGTTTCCAGATGTATTTACAGTTGCTAAAGTCAACGTGTGAGATCCATTCGCCGTTGATGTATTAGGTGACCATGAAAGCACAGTTTCACCGGAACCAATATCAACCCAATCATCAATACCAGTATTACTTCCTAGTAATACGACTGTATGTGCGTTATAATCAGTCACATAGTCTGTACTATTATAAAGACGATAAGATGTGATATTCACTTTATTCGGGGATTCTAATTGAAGCCATTCACCGTCATAGTCGGATGGACTCGATCCAGCTAATGTTGTAGTCTCAGTTCCATCAGCGTTCCTTGGTGTACCACTACTAGCGTATCCTCCATTTGGTTGCCAACGATCAAGCCGGTGAAGAGAGGATGTGCTAGCTATATCAGTGTATTTATCATCAAAAGCTTCCCAAGCTGGGTAGTTAGGTAAATTTTCATTACTCGCACTCGCCACATACCCCCTTTGGGCCGGGCCAGTTAGGGCCACGTGTGGATACTTGAGAACGTTGGTGGGATCGGGAAGGCGGACCAGGTCGTTCTCGCGGTGGCCTTGGTATGATATCTCTCTGATTGTAACAGCTCCACCCGAACCGGGTGCTGTTTTAACTACTAAAATTAAATATTTAAACCCTTTATTTTTATTATTCTCCATAGGAACTATTTGTGGTGTGACGGTCGTGAAATCGAGATTTGTCGTGACATCTTTAAGTAAATACCATTTCTGATTATCATTACTACCTAATATAGCTACTTTTCCCGCTCGTCTGTTATAGTTAAGCGTGCAATTTATAGAAATCGACTCAACTCGTAATTTATATGGAAGTTTTATTTTATTCCAGTGACCTCTATGCGAAGTACCAGTTTCATCTACAAATGTGTCGGGATTACCTCCCGTGTTATCTTTTGCGAGATAATCACCAGTTGTTTCAAACGATGCGGCGGCGTCGATGGTCGTCCCCCAATTGTGTGTCGCATCGTTGTTATCTATACCATCATAAGCTCGCCAAGGGTCTCTTTCATTATTTGTGGCGGTGTAAAAGTTATTCGCACTCACCACATACCCACCTTGGGAGTACCCCGTCATCGCGAAGGGTGGGTAGTCCCCGAAGGTATCTTCGGCTTGGTCCTCCAAGACCTTCCGTCCATCGAGGTAGGCGACTCTAGACCCACCTTCACCTTGGTATGCATAGGTTAGGTTGTGCCACGTGTTCGATTGGAGATTCAAGTTTTGGGAGTTGAGGTGTTCCTGATCCGAAACAGAAAAAACGCACGTATTTGAAACGTTGGCCTCGAGGTTTGAGGAATTGAACCACACGGAGACCGCGTGGGGTTGGTCACCCTCCAAGAAGGTATTGGCCTCTACGGTAATATTGGAGGTTAGGGCACCGGTGAGTTCCCAATACTTATTGGTATTGTCATGGACCGCTGCAGTTCCGACGGGGGTAGGCCCAGTCACCTGATTGGTAAAGTCCGAGGACAACTTGGCATCCACATAGACATTGGCCCCAGTCGTTTGGGGCGTGTTCATAATTGACGCGAAGGTAGTATCCACGGAAGTATCGCCCGCAGGTGGGTCTTCTTCGTAGCCGTAGTATTCGAGTTCACCAATGGCTAAAAACTGATCGGTGCTATGTTGTCCAGATCTTTTTGTTCCTTGAAGTCTCAAATATTTATAGAAAGTTGTAGATCCAACTTCAACCATTTCTTGACTAGGAACATTATCATTACCATATGTTAATCCGGTAAATTCCTTAATTTGTTCCCAATTAGAACCATTATCACTACCATATAAATAACCTTCCCCTGGAGCGTCTTCGGGTATGTATGCTGCTGTACCTACACCCTGTCTAGATTTGATGATGAAATAATCAACCTTGATAGCTTTGGGTAATTTCAAATCTATATATTCACCACGTCTTCCAGATGGAAACTCTGTAGCACTAGAAGTAGCAGAACCATCTGAAGTGGTATATACACTAGGAGTACACCACCCCCCATTTCCCTCAAACTGAGTATCATTAAATGCTTTCCACGGTTTGGTTGTTGTGTCAGGATTGGTTGTACTCGCCGTCACAGTATACCCCGCTTGAACGTAGGTATTCGTAGAGTCATTAGAGTCAAACTTCCCACTCTCAAAAATGATCTCCGGATACTTCTTCAAAGGAACCTCCTTTGGCAACCTCGCGTGAGGTCCATCCGTAGAAAAGATATTGTCTCCTACTTTGATTTTGTTTCCGGCGACATGAAGATTAGAAGAAAGACTCGTTCCC